ATGTATTTTTCAGGATCATCTTTATATCTAATTTTATACATTGTTGTCATAACCATTTTAATGCGAATATAACCGCATCCTTTTCTTTAGTAAACTTGAATTCAGCATTATCATATCTATCAATAACTCTATAACTATCACGGAAATTACGATCACACCATTTTCTAGCATTATTTACTTTTTCATCATGTTCAAAATATCGTTTGCCATTTTGAGCAACCAACTTGATTGTATGAGGAAATTCTCTTTTACTTTTTCGTCTTTGTGCGGAATTCATATAACCAACTAGTCAAAAATGATATGGCAAAGTGTGTTTCTATTATGGTTGTTCATTCTTCAACTCCAAAATGTTGTTTGATCCTGTCCTTGATAACTTCAGAAATATTGCCATTGATACCATCTTCACGAGTATACCAAACCTGCTCCACACATTCCTTCACAATCAACATGGCGAACTTTACGGGGTCTAATTCGCCAGCAACATAATCACCATTGCTTTCAAGAACCAAGGCTTGGTCATATAGTTTTGCGATTAGTTCGTTCATCATTTGACTCCGAATGTATTTAATGCTGGTTGCAATGTATTAATCAATAGTGTTTCACGGCTATGTGCAGGACGCTTGCCGCGCACAACTTCCAACTTACCGAATACAAAACGCTCGGCACCACGCTCACGCAATGCACGGCTCAGACCCCAATCTTTGTTCTCAGTCAGTGCCCGTTGCATATGTTTCTGGCACCGACGATTCAATGTCTTACGCACATTGCCATTAAATGAAAGAGCAGTCAAACCAATGTAATACTCAAGTGTTACTGTATCTTGGATGTAGTACACGATATGATTTCGGTCACTGCGGCGTTTTCTTGAGTTCATGCATGAATTATAGCACCAGTACCATTTATTGTCAACCGAAATTTACTTTGGTATTCCCCTGAAATTTACTTTGGTATTCCCCTGAAATTTACTTTGGTATTCCCCTGAAATTTACTTTGGTATTTCCTGTGTATCAAATTAGACCTCAAAATAAAATATCGGTCCTAGCGTCCCTGAGACACAAAAATGAGTACTTTCGTACTCATAAAGTGTACTACTTTTGTTTACTTTTGATGACTTCTAGGATCTTTTGTTCAAAGTGTTCAGAATAGTGTCTTTCATCCCTTGAGTTTTCGCTGTTGGGATATTGTAGACATTTGTTGAGTTTTTCAGCAAGTTCCAAAATCTCTTTGACTTTGGGGTTGACAATGAAAGTATATTTAGACATATTACCTTCCTTTCTCGGGGGTTGCTATCTACTGTAACTACAGTTTAACAGAGAATGGATTTATTGTCAAGTTTCGGTTATTTCTTTATTAGCTTGATATTCGTAGTTAATGGTTTCTACATTTTCTCTAAAAACAATAGCACCATTTTTTAAATGAAATCGTCTTGCCATATTTGTTTTAGGACTTAATGTTACAAATCGATTTATACTAGGATATTGTTCCTGTATTGCTTTAACTGCCTGAAATAATAACTCTTGACCTTTACCTGCTTTATAACTCCATATTGTATAGAATATAGCGGTTGTTGGAACTTGTGATGTTTTCTTTAAATCATCTACACCTGCAGGAACAAAATCATGGAAACTCACACAAACCATTGCATCAGGTTTATCTTCACTAACTAATGCGGCAACCATTCTTCCATCGCTTACACGGAAGTCGGTTGGTATTTCAGGGCGCACTGGGTCGTCCTTAATAAATTCTAATAGTTTGTCTGTGAGGTCTCTGATGAAGTGTAGCATAATGTTATTTATGCGTATATTATAATTTTTAACTTTTAGCCAAAAAAATAGGACTCCGTAGAGTCCTATTTTACATTGTAGGTCCATTACCATTCTTGAACCCAACACTTCCACCTTCTGCTTCGATGCGCTTGATAACATGCTCGAATAAGATAGGTGTAAAATCAGTTTGTTCAACACATACACAATGATAGCGAACATCATTTTCAGTGCTGTATTTGAACTCACCTGTCTTAGCATTCACACCGATGATTTTCTTCACACGGTTAGTATGTAAGTGACCATGAATGTTAACGCCAAAACGACCTAACGATTCAGGGTGTACTGGGATGTGACTTAAAATCATACCGTTCATCACATGATACGCTCTTAACTCACGGAAGTATTCACGATATTCATCATCACGGAAGATGTCATGGTTACCACGAATTAAGACCTTGTCACCGTTTAATCTGGCTAATGTCTTTAATGATCTACGGTTAATGACAACATCGCCTAAGTGATATACTTTATCGTTTGGACGAACCGTGTCGTTCCAACGACGGATCATTTCCTCATCCATTTCGTCTGGATCAGTCCATGGGCGGATCTTTGTAACTCCGTCACTCTCTGTAAATCTACACACTCCAGCATGACCAAAGTGTGTGTCTGATACTAAAAATACTGCTGGCATATTATATTCCTTTTCTATGTTGTTTGATTCGCCAGAACAATTGCCAAGTTCTAGATTGTTTAGTCCAATGAAGGCTCTTTGTTCCAGTAAGAAATGTATTGCCAATCAACTTACCGAAAGGCTTTGCTTTGGGCTGACCCTTCAGTAATTTTTCAGCAATTCTTTCGTATGTTGACAGTTTAATTTTCACACTCGTTCCTTCTTTACACGACCAATGCGTGATGCCTTGTTCCAATCGTAAGCAACACCATCTGGGCACTTACCATCAACAACGCTATCAACACCGAACATACCGCATACTTCAAAATCATCACCACTGATAGTAACAAACTTGTTGGTCAATTTAGCATAAGCCATTGCCATGTCTAGTGAGTCAAATTCTATCACTCGGTTATCGAAAATTAACTTATACATTATCATTCCTTTATGCGATCATCCAATCTTGATCTTCTTTAAAAACTACTACTTCAGCTCCATCATATTCCTCAACATTAAATAATGTGCCTTCTGGTATCCATGCTACTTCTAATTGTTCCATACCACCTAAATAAATTTCAGGATACTTCAGTGTTGCATATATCGTCAACTCATCAAACTTCTCTTCCATAACAAGTTTTACAATCGCTGGGTCAAAAAGTATTTCAGGATAATCATAGTTCCATGTATACCATCCTGCACCAAAGCCAGGACTAATCAATACTGCTACTTTTCCATCAACAATTAATTTATTCATCATCAAAACTCATTAGTAAACTTGCGCCAATCATCAATGTTGGGCTTTTCATCTGGATCATAAGTCCAACCTAATGCCTTCATCATACGATGCTTGACCAAAAGGTTGGGACTACGGAATCTTCCAGTGTCTTCGAAGCCTAGCATTACCCCAATTTCACAAACTGCACCACTACGGCATACACCTGCATAACAATGAACAACAACATTCATTCTATTGTCCTTGGCATGTTGCAATAGTCTAACCAATTCGTTTGCTTGCTCTTGGCTACACTTCATAGCTTCGTCAAGAACCTCATCATCCTTTTCCACATCCAAGAATTCAAAATTGTGAATCTCTTTGAACTTGTGAGCAGGAGTTGGTCTCCAACTTGCAGGGTCTGTAATGCTAATCAGCATACTATTCTCACCGGCATCGTGATGAAACCTAGTTGGTATATCAGCAGCCGCTACATTCTCAATCCACATATTAAAATCCTTAACAATAGTATTATATGCTAAAATTTATTTAATGTCAAATTTTAGATATGGGTAAAGGGTGTAATACCCTTTTCTTACATTTAGCATAAATAAAAGTGTAGTTCGCGGAACTGAAATTCCCAACTACTCTAACGCTATGGAGAGCAATCAGCATGAGTATTTATTATGTTTACGCCTATCTTCGTAAAGATGGCACACCCTATTATATAGGTAAGGGTAAAAGAAGTAGAGCATACGCAAAGCACACTATTCAGTTACCAAAAGACAAATCTCGCATCATCTTTCTAGAAACTAGTCTCACAAATGTCGGAGCATCCGCTATCGAACGAAGGATGATTCGTTGGTATGGAAGAAAAGATAATGGTACAGGTATACTTAGAAATAGAACCGACGGTGGGGACGGTGGCAATGGAGGGGCGGTTCGTGGAAAACCATCACCATTCAAGGGAAGAACACATACATCGGAGTCCAAAGATAAATCTAGAAAATCGCATCTAGGAAAAAAGACCGGCAGAACCTCTGAGGATTTTACAGTTGAATGGAGGGAAAATCTTTCAAAGAGTCAAAAGGGCAAACCAAAAAATTTCAAATACACGAATGAAATGCTTGAGGACAAGTCCAATCAAGCATATTCTACTAACTTCAATAAAGTATGCGTGGGCAGGATCTGGGTGAATGACGGTTTTAGGTCCATAAGGATAAACCCGGAGCAGTTAGAAAACTACCCCGGGTTCATTAGAGGACGATTATAAATCGTATTTTGGTTGCATAATAGTCTTTAGACAAACTCCTTCTGGAGTGAACTCAGAAGGATCTGCACCTAACAAACTTGCCATGATGCTTGGGCTAAAGCCAGAGACTAAAGCCGCACCACTCTTGTCTGCCTTGACAGGGGCGTTACCGCTACTGTTCAAGTTCCAGAATACTACGCTAGGCATAGTGTAACCAGCTTGTTCATACTTGCGTTGAATCATTTCCATTGCAGAGTCATCGTGTGTAACACACGCATTGAATTGCATGTCAGAAAGGATCAACAACATCTTAGGCATGTCACTTTCAGGAACATTGTTCTTGACCGCAACACTTAGGATCTTGTCCATAGCCTTGTGCAAGTTTGTGTCCATTGCCCACTTAGATTGAACCATTTGGTTAATCTTTTGAACAATATCACCCTTTAGGGTAAGTAGTTCAGGAGATCCACTGAAAGTCAAGAATGTGTCCTTGAACACGCCCTTGTTCTTGTCAGCTAGGTATAGACCAAGCGATACACTAACATCCAAACATGTTACACTACCAGTTCCACCTGCTGGGCAAGTCATAGAACCAGATACATCTACCATTGGTAGAATGTTTGCATCATTCATGTAGTTAGGCAATGCATCCCATTGCGCTGTCACATGATCCAACTCAGTCTTACCCAAGTTAGTACGGCTATAGCTAGAGATTAAACCCTTCAGTACTTCATGAGGGAACACTGCCGAAGCATTGACCTTCACAGTCTTGTCACCACTTACCAACTTAGCCACATATTCACTGAATGTAGTAGAATGACGGTTGAACGCCTTCTTGTAGATTCGTGCTGCCTGTGAAGGCACATGACTATAGTTGATGTTGTCCCAATCGTTGGAACACATTTGTGTTTCAACAACCTTAGTAAGAGCCACAAGACTCTTACGATATTGCTTGGGACTCATACCGAAGAACTCACGGATTTCACGGGCCACTTCGCCCTTACGAGGAGTCCATTTGCTTGCCAATTGTCCATTCATCAGAATGAGGTTTAGTTTTTTCTTCAATTCATTTTTTGCTGTAGTCATTCTTTGTTTCCTTATAAGGAGTCCATTTAGCGTTTTAAAGATAAATAAGTATAACAGAAAACTTTTTATATGTCAACACTTACTATCCCATTTACATACATTTTAAAATTCAAACCTACCAACCAGTGGTATTACGGAGTCAGATGGGCAAAAGGATGTTCGCCTAATGACTTATGGAATACTTATTTTAGTTCATCTACACATGTTAAAAACTTAATAAAACAATACGGTAAAGATTCATTCGAAGTCAGAGTCTCTAAAATTTTTTCAAGTAAAGAACAAGCAATACACCACGAAAAAAGATTTTTGTATAAAGTTAAAGCATCTACTAACGGTTGTTTTATCAACAAAAGAAATAATATGCCTGACTTTTCAGCAGAAGGGTTAATCCTTATCTGCCACCCCGAATGTAATCTTCAAACCTGGCATGATCCATTATTGCCAATTCCAAGTGGTTGGGAGCAAGGTAGACTTAACGAAGTCTGGAATAAGGGTAAGAAAAATACACAAATTCCCTGGAATAAAGGAAAGTCCACTGGATCAACTGGTCCGTGTTCACAAACGAGGAAATCTAATATTTCTAAAGGAAGGTTAAAAACAAAGAAGGTCATTTGCGAACACTGTTCTAAAGAAGTCGATCCCGCTAACTACAAACGATTTCACGGAGAAAATTGTAAAAAGAATCCAAATGTTAATTTGGATTACTGGAAACAAGTTTCTAACTCGTGTAAAGAAGGAATGAAGAAACAGATCGACTCTGGTAAGTTTAATCAGTTTGGTCGGAAAATTGCTTAAGTAAATCTTCGCATTCTTTTTCTGACAGGTTATCCAATTGTTTTAGAATATTTTCAGCATTTTGAGCATTTCTAATAACATCACCTAGCAAAGTATATGCCTTAGCCTTAAGATCCTTATCCTTAAAGACAAACAAGTCATCGAAACGACCTACTTCAGGAATCTTAACTAACAATCGTGCTGCCGCTTCTGGGTCATGCTTTTCCAAGTATGACAATATATCACGGAACAATTGTCGTTCACCTGCACCACCACGGGCATCTCGTGCCCACAAAGCCACACGCAAAGCAAGTTCCTTGTCTTGCACATAGGCAGCAGTGAATGCTGGGATAATGTTCTTACCACGGCTTGCACCGATGTTGTAGAACAAATCAACTATTGAGTTAGCAGTTGACTTACGGGCCTTCATACCGTTAGTAGTACGGGCTTCTTGGTTTTGTATTGCGTTTACAAATGCGTTCATTTTATTTTACCTTTACAGAATGTATTTTCTTTTTGTCAATAAAAGTTTTTTAGTTGCTGTTAACATTCTAAATTTAACAGGATGAGCGAAACTGGTTAAGTTTTTCTGTCAGGTCTAGCCAAATCCCCTGCATGTCGGTTCAGTTTCCTAGATCCATACCAACATATCATGTTGGCTAGTTTGTGTTGTGTCTGTACAAACATCATATATGTCTTTCCATAAGTCGTCAGTTCCATTAGCGTCTAGTTTCCTAGATAAAGCCTTTCCACGGGCCGCTGTCTACTGCATTAATGGTTTCGTTATTGTTTTTAAGTGCTGTAATCATCCTAGAATACAAACAGGTTAGTTGTTGACTGCTTTTATTCAACACAGGCCATCACTCTGTGCTTGTTAGTCCTGCTTCAATAGATACCTTCAACGCTACACAGTTTTACCTGTTTTGCTCCAATATTCTACCACGGTGTCTAACAGTTCATATAATATATGATTGCTGTACCTAACCTTTAATTAATCGTTCAATACATGTATCGTATCACAGTATCGAATACTTGACAATTGTTTTTGGGCAATTATCTTACTGACTTTGCTCTTGCTTCTACCATTTCATCAATATAGTTTTTTAATACTACATTGGTGTATGTGTCAGTGTGTCCACTAGCATGATCCGTGACACGGTTGTCAGGTTCATGATATGTTCTAATTCTTTCAGAACCAGCTTGATATCTTTCAGTGTCTTCATGAAAGTGTGCTAATACTCTACTTAAACATGTGACATATGAGGCTCTTTTATTATCTTCTCGGCTACGACTATTCGTACCGTTTGCAGTGATTCCAGTAGGTTCATGTATACAACGGCAACAATTTTGATGCTTGTTGCGATGCTGTCCACCTTTGCCAGTACCAGAAAACCACTCATATCGAAATTGATCTTCAGTAATTTTCATATCAAACCTTTGTTTGGCGGAAACGGTGAGATTCGAACTCACGCTTCGTGTGTTGGAGGAAGATAACAGAATCGAACTGTCACCTATTCATCATAAGTGGGACGGTTTTCAAGACCGTGTCCGCGCCATGCAGCCTATCTTCCCTGGTATAATTCAATATAATTCTTACCATACTTACTTATCACATAATTAAGTATTGGCTGCATTTCTTTTTCATACAAAACTTCAATGTCCGGATTAGCTTTGTGTTTTGCTAACCATTGGTCAGTTTTATAACCTTTAATCTCCGTGACTTTTCCATCAACAATAAAATCAGGAGTGTATGATTTTTCAACACCCTCCCATATATATTTTCGCTTATCGGTATTTCGTTTGATATTTATGTTGTGTTCTAGGCAATATATAACGTATGCTAGTTCCCAACTGCTATCACAGAAAAAACCATTGTACCATCCTTTTTTGCCTCGACCTGATCCGGGGATATACCCACCGTAATTCAATTCTTTAGCCCTTTTGGAAAGGTGCTTTTTCGTTTCTTCAGTATGCGGGGTACCTGTCAGGCCTGTCAAGCCCTTGTTCCAAGGCTTATGCCCAGTCTGAATACCCTTGTTCCAAGCCACGGAACCTTTTTTTCTACCTGCTAGTGGTGATCTAGCATGGGTAATCTTTTCAGGATTTAAACTGCACGACATTTGATGTGCATATAGAGATCCTCGATTATTAATTTCTCGGTTACAGTGAATACAGTTCATATGGATAATTGCGCTTGTCTTGATTTATTTATCAAAATTTACGCAATTTTTCTTTTTTGGCATCCCCCCAGGGCTACGATCCCTGTCCTTCAGTTTTGGAGACTGATGTGCAGCCCATTACACCTGAGAGATATATTTTATGATTTTCTAATACGCTTGAGGTAATCTCTACCTACAAGTCCCTTTTCAATTTCTTCTAATGCTGTAACTGTTGCGCCTGCTTTTGTAACAAGTTTAGGTTGATGTCCTCGCTTTAATTCTCTTACACGCTGTGATGCAATAAGAACTAAATCAAAACGGTTACCCACTGCTAGTGCGGCTTCCTCGCTTGTGTATCTTGCTCTTGATTCAGACATTTATTTATTTTCTTTCGTTTGTTAATAAACTTGGAGCGGGAAAGGAGACTCGAACTCCCGACATTCACCTTGGCAAGGTGACGCTCTACCAACTGAGCTATTCCCGCATATTTGGTACCTGAGACTGGACTCGAACCAGTATCGCTCTCCGTGTAAAGGAGACGTATCACCTCTCTACGCACTCAGGCTTTATACTCTTTTAGATACCTACTTTTTATTTAGTCCCCTTGATCGGAGTCTTTAATTTCCCAGATATGTGTTTCTACTTCTTTTTCAGGTAACGGAGGGGGAACATATCTTGCTTTCGGTTCTTTTTTCCCGAATATTAAATCTAGCCTATTGTTGTATTCTTCTATAGGAATACTAAATGGACGAGGTCGTGAACCTTTACTCATTATTTAGAATCCTTACGATTTGGTGTGCGTAATTCGCTTTCAGCGATTTTAACATAGCTACGCATAAATGCACCACGCTTATGTGGATCTAAAATCGTTGATGCTGCCATCTTAACTAAGCTTCCGATTTTAACGGCTTTTGGATCATATCCTCTACATGTCATGTTATTTCCTTTGTTAAAAACTGTTGGTCTCGGTAGCAGGAATCGAACTTGCGCTTCAACGTCCCAAACGTCGGGTGATACCATTTCACTATACCGAGATAATTGGTTGCGGGTAAGGATTCGAACCTCTGGGCCGAGCTTATGAGACTGACCTATCACCTGATTCCCCGCGTAATTTATAAATGTATTTCTTTTTCACTTACAGAGCCTGTCTTATCAGCAGGGTGCGAAACACACTTATAAAGTGAGACTGCCACTTACACCACATAAGCCCAATCTCTGAGTAGTTACACTGTCCATAACATTTATTCTTATGGGAAGGTTGTTAGTCCTCACCTACGGTTGTTTCCGTACCCATGTAAAGCGGGTCGTATGGTCAAGTCCGTATGTACCTGCTGAGTCTATGGTGATCAGCACACCCCCTTCACTAACGGGCAGAGGTGCCCGGGTTTCTTGGTGGAGGATATCAGAATCGAACTGATGAATTCGCCGTGCAAGGGCGACGGTTTCCCGCTAGCCTAATCCCCCATATTTTCTGTCCCATGCGTTTCCACATCAAATTATTTGGTGCCCTAGGACGGACTCGAACTCTATCAGGGCATAAACTATATTGTAACTGGAACAGTACTCCAGTATCTACATAAAGGTACCTCTATGTCGTGTTATCTAGTATTACACTATACAAAACTTTGGTGGGCAAGGAGAGACTCGAACTCTCACGATTTTACTCGCTGGAACCTAAATCCAGTGCGGCTACCAATTACGCCACTTGCCCTTTTCTCTTCTCCCAGTGTAACTTAATACTCTCGGAGATTTTTTTCTTTTGATCCGCTGACTTTGGCTTATCTTTGTTTCCAGAACCGTGTGTGTTACCTTTCTTGCCTTTAGCGTTCATTCTACAGGCTTCTTCGTAACCATATTTCTCAACCATTCTGTCCCAAGGAGAAGTATTATGCCCTTGATCTAATCTATTCTCTTGTGCTGTTCCCCAATATAGGTGTTTTGGATTACTACACTTTTCATTGTTACAGGCATGACATACATGTATCTTATGACCACTTGGTATAGTAGTATCCAATAAATGTGCCATTAGCCCTTTACAATAACTTGATAGTCCGCCTTTCTGCGGACCACCTCGTTCTACACACGGATCAGTTAAATCTATGTGCGTTTGTCTCTCTACCTTTGATTGTGTAATGTATTCTTCTATTAATAGCATTTTACTCTCCTCATGTTTATTTATACTAAACATAAAGAAAACACTAATATAGCGTGTCTACCAATTTCACCACCAGGGCTATACAATAATTATATCAGACAGCTATTTATCTGTAAACTAATTTGGGTAACTCTTTAGTGCTGTTACTAAGAATTAAACTTATATGGCTTTACCAAAGCCGTGTAATTCTATTACACAATAAGAGCTACATTGGAGGTTCGGGTCAGATTTGAACTGACCAGCTCCTTATTCTTTCTAAAAGTTCTTCGATAGAAATTGAACTTTTTTCTCTCTTACTTTGATTATCTTTATGTAACATTAATTTACAATTAGCAGGGTGTTTAATAATATCAGGATCTATTCCTAACTCGAAACCTGTCCTGACACTGACCATATGATCTCTAGATACTCCGTTAAGGTTGTTACCTTTATTACTTGGACTATACCAACCGTATTCTTCTACTAATCCTAAATCAAAATTATCTGGGTAGTCCTCAAATTTGAAACCAAAGTTACATCTTTGTCTGTACAATAAAAACGGTTCTTTATTTTTTTCTGTGTAGTTTGCCCAGCATTTTGTTGTGCAAAATTTTCTACAATCACTTGGCCTACACACTATAATAGCGTTACATTCTAAACAATTTTTTTCAATTTTATCTTTTCGATTAAAATTGTTTCCTTGTTCTATATTCCTTATATGCTCAGAAGTCAATCTTCTACCAAAAAGAGTTTTAGAAACTTTTTTATTAATCTCTGCTCTTTTATTTTTTGTAGAAAACCCACGGGCACATTTAGGGCTACAGAATCTGCCCGAACCGTATGTACCAGTATGTTCTTTACCGCAATTTTCACAAAACATTTGAACCCTCGCTTTATATATATTTAGCGTTAGTTCGTAAAATGGAGTGAGCGGCAGGGCTCGAACCTGCATGGTGCGGATTTGCAATCCGGTGCGTAACCATTCCGCCACGCTCACATTGTTAGCCACTCTGCCACCGAACCGTTAAATATAAATACAGCATGAATATCAAAGACTGTAGCGATGTTGTTGAAAAATTATTACGCCAGCATAAGCGTAATTTTAAAGACAGCCACGAACAAATGTTATATGAACGTGGATATCTTACTGGTCTTATCTCAAGACTAATGCTCACAGACCCTATACTTCGTAGGGACCTTGAAGAATTAATCAAGAACAAGAAATAATTTGGCGGAGCATGTAGGAATCGAACCTACTCACCCATTGCTGAATGATGGATTAGCAATCCATTGCCTTAACCGGTCGGCCAATGCTCCTTATTTTTGGTGCGCCCACAAGGACTTGAACCTTGGACCAATGGATTATGAGTCCACTGCTCTGACCAACTGAGCTATAGGCGCAACATTCCTTGGTCCCCCAGTGAGGAATCGAACCCCATCCTGGACCTTATCTAGATTAATCGTGTATAAAACGACCTGCTCTCCTTGAGCTACTGGGGGTATAATGTTTGGTGCGACTGCCCGGAATCGAACCGGGACGCCTTGCGGCGAGGGATTTTAAGTCCCTTGCGTCTACCTATTTCACCACAGTCGCAATATACTTAACACTATTATATATCACATAGTGTTTGTTGTCAACAACTTTTAACTCCAATCGTATGTTGGATTTATTTTATTTGTTGCAATGATGTCGCCCTCTAGTAAAATATCTATTCTTACTTCATCTGGATTGTTACCATATATATCAGATATTTGTGATATATTTAAAGTCATATTTTCTTTTAGATATTCTTTTATTTGTTGATTTAAATCGTCTGCCATAATTAATCTCCTGACAAGTATTTATAGTGTTTGGAGCGGGCTACGGGAATCGAACCCGTGTCTTGAGCTTGGAAGGCTCTAATTCTACCATTAAACTAAACCCGCAATAAATACTTAATGCACACTTATGACGCTATCACTCAATCTGGGCTACATATACATTTGTCAATGAGTAACGACAATACATGCTATATATTTTCTCGTGATATTTATAACCATGTACTAACTATGAAGTTTTTTACTAATGTCAATGATGCGTTAGAATTCATTCAGTCATTATAATGAATTTGTAAGTTGTGTCACCATCGTTATTGACACCATTCACCCAAGTATATAAAGCCGGCTGGGACTCGGTACGTCATTACAGTTACTCATCCAACGCTTCTATGTTTGTGCTAGGGTATTGCGCCCCTCGTTGTTTACCTACTCTTTGGCTGGCCGGCTACTCGAATCGGTGACTTCCACTTACTGACACTTACAAAACTTTTTTATGTAATTAGAAACAAATTATCTGTTTCTAATCCATGAATAATAACCGCCATGACTTCCATCTATAAGATTAAATTGATTTATATATGGATGATCTATGGGCGGATATTTTAAATCATACTGTGGGCTTGATCCCAATTCGTCACTAATTTCTTCTACAATATTTCTATCTTTGATGTTTAATACATCTAGTATTAATACACCACCAACTTTAAGGCTTTTAAGCAACTTATCCCAATAATATTCCTTAGGATAATGCCAGCACCATGAAAACATGGAAATTACAAGATCCACATCAGATGGCCATTCATCATCGGGGGATAATAAATTAAATTTGTTTTTATCTACATCAGGAGAATTTAATGATTCATTAAATACTTCCCATAAGTTGTAAGAAAAATATTCCTGAGAATAATAAGAAGGTTGTTTAGGAATATCAACTGTTGTTTTGTCAACTAAGAAAAACTCAATGTCTTTATTTAAATGATGCAAGGTTAAATCAAAGGTAGCTATACCACTACCTACATCAATTACTTTTTTTAATTCTTGAACATTTAAATATTTTGATGTTCTTTCCCAATTCCACCATGCAAGATTTTCTATTTTTTTCAATGATAACTCTACTGTATTGATCTCACGCCAATGTTGAGGACCTGTTTGCAGTTTTGCTATTAACGATAATTTTTCATAGTCTTGCCAATAGATTTTTTTGTTACTAATAGGTAATGTTATATTATACATAACGATATTTAGTTTTAGAAAAATTATTAGATTTTATTGTTCTTATAAACTTGGCGCACCGTAGGGGATTCGAACCCCTGATCTCCGCCGTGACAGGGCGGCGCCTTAGGCCAAACTGAGCTAACGGTGCATAAAATTCTGAGTCGCATTTCTTACACGGCATATACGCCCGTCCGTGATGATACGGTTGCTAACTTACCTGCAGGACGCGATAGCAACTATCTTACATTATGGTGGAGACGACTGGAGTCGAACCAGTAGTGCCATAAGGCGGTGGATTTACAGTCCACTGGGGTTACCAATTTTCCTACATCTCCATATGAAAATTCGTTACTTGCCAAGGATAGGTTCTACCTGTTACTTCCTTATAGCGTTTCTGCGAATTTTCAAAAACTTTAAATATCTTGGTGTAGTAATTGGGAGTTGAACCCAACCAGTCATTTGTTTTTACAAACGGGTGATATCACTTCCCATCGCCATATGCCCCTCGGGTTTGCAATCCTGCTACGCATACAGTCAAATAACCTGTCTCCAGACTTACCACATAAAAAATTTGATTCAGAAATTAACGGCAATCTGTATCTGAATCCAATGAAGTTTACAAGCCGTCTTAAACATCCTTCATTGTTGATCTTGGTGGAGACCGCCTATGTACAGGCATGACCCATACACCGTCCACGTTATCCGCTTATCTTTGCAACTTACCTTAGTACGGGGAAGCAAGTGATAAGTTTCTGTCTCCATAACTTTTACGCAATCGGAACAGTACTCCGATATCTACACCAAGGTACCTCAGTGTCGTTCTAATCTAGTATTGAACTATGCGAAACTTGGAAGAGCCACGGGGAATCGAACCCCGCTTCTCAGGATGAAAACCTGATGTCCTAACCGATAGACGATGGCTCCATAAAAATATTATTAAGTGCTATCTGCTCTATTTAGGGGTCTGGTGCTTCCATCCCATAGCGACTAAGCAGTTATATCAGGACCTGTCCCTCGCTAGTTAGGCCCGCATAGTGTATGCGTCCATACACGATACCCATGATAACACTTAATAATAGTTTTACACTATATGTAAACACAATAAAAGGGAAGAACAGCAAACAGCAACACCACTTGCTACATTTGACTTACTCTCATTACACCCCACTGTTTAATCCGTCGCTACTCCGGGAGATCCCTAGCCCTTCAGTGCTATTGGCTTTGGTGTCGCCTCAACCTATCCTCTAGTTCCCTGTTTCATGCCTACTAGTGACCCGATAACAGACAGTCACGTTTAGCCTAACGGAGTGGGTAACCCTGTTAATATGTTTACATATAGAACCCTGAACTTAACAGGGTCTATATGAAATGTAAAATTTTTAAAGAACATTGTTGATTTCTCAACTCATGCTATGATTGTATCACAGCAACGAATTATTGTCAACCTTTTTGTAATGTAGTTTAGGCTGACGCTTGATAAATGTATATGGAATAACGATATCCATGTTTCCGTCCCTATTACGGACGGTGTCCTGCCTCTAGACGAATACAACTCTCAACGGTTACCCGGCAAAGTAATGGCGTTAAGGTCAAGTTTCAGACTGCTGGCAAATTGCCGTTCATCAGCCTAAACTACACTACAAATTTTTAAAGAACCTAGTGATTAAGCAAGATTGCTTTATCACTTTCAATACATGTATTGTATCACCAATACGATTTATTGTCAAAATTTTTCTCGTTGTATTTTTACAACAGAACCAAATTAAAACACACTATGAGAATCGCACTTCCCAAGTTCTCACGCTTAGTTACGACTAGAAGTTACAGACAGATTCGGCTGTCCTGCGAGTAGTGTGTTTTAATTTGGTCCGGCGTAAGGGAATCGAACCCCTATTGATGGTTTAGAAGACCACTTTCTTATCCGTTAGAAGAACGCCAGATATATTTCTAAGTTGTCTCTATTATAGAGGGTTGTTGATTTGTTGTCAATAGCTTTTACCGTTTTTGTATCGCTCTCGGCGAGAATGTCTACCCTTACCTTTATTTTTTGCTTTGTAGGTTGGGGTTTGGCTATGGCAATTTGGGCACAATAAACATAAATTTTCAGGATTGTTATTATCACTGTTACCATCTTTATGTTCAAGCTCCAGTGTTATATCTTTTCCATTCCAGTCAGCAATACCACACTCTGCACATTTACCATTCTGCTGTTCTTTAATGTATCGGCGGACCGCAGATAATCCTGTTATCGGTTCTCTTGCAATCCATTTTCTGATAGTTTCTGCTGATTCAAAATCCTTCTGACAACGGACTGAACAATATTTACTATTCTTTCCAATTATCTTACTACATTGCGTACAACTGTTAGTTGAAACGGTTAATCTTTTTGTATTGTTGTGTGATGCAGAGCAAGATGAATTACAGAATTTTTTATATCTGCCTTCATAATTAATGATTGCATCACAATTCCCGCATTTCTTTGGGTCAATCATATATGCTTCTATATTTGCTTGCTTTTTTTGTGCTGTAATTATTGCAGAAATTTCTGCTCCTAATTTACCTGATTGTGATTTGCTCATTTTCATAGTCGAACTTTCTCATGCAAGAGTATTTAGTCCTCAACTCTAAAAATAGCATTAAATTGGTGCCCCACGACAGAATCGAACTGCCATCACAGGATTACAAAACCAGTGTACTACCATTGTACTAGTAGGGCGAAAATTTGGCTCCTCGACCTGGGCTCGAACCAGGGACAACAGCATTAACAGTGCTGGGCTCTACCAACTGAGCTATCGAGGAATATGTATTGTTATTTAATTGAAGTATATCACAACAAAACTTTTTTGTCAACTCCTGCCATGATATCTATCTATGACAACAAAATCCTTGAATGCTTAGGTACACCAGCAAGCAAGTATTCCATCTGATCTGCAAGGATTGTTCTATGTTGCAGAATCATGTTTTCATAGTGGTTAGGTGCATAAGGTGCATACAATAGTTCCATATGTGCTTCTTTGAGAGTCTTATGGCCCTTCTTGCTGTTACATTCCTTACATGCGGTTACCACATTCATCCAAGTGTTTTCACCACCTAAGAACTTAGGCACAATGTGGTCACGACTTAAATGATTATGATTAGGGAAGTGACCACCACAGTATGCACATACATAACGGTCACGACCGAACAATGTTCTGTTAGTCAATGCAACAGTTGAATGCTTATGTGGGTTAAAGCTATGTCCTTTAATCGCAATGATTGACGGTGATTCTAGGTAGCTTTCAGTTCCATCGTGTTGGATTCCGCCTCTATACTTAGCCACAACTTCACCCATTGACCAGGCAACACTGTTAGTTGCGTGGTAACTAATTGCGTCATCGTATGAGATCCACTGCCGGGGAACTCCTGAAATATCTAGTGCTAATACTGACACGACAAACTCCTTTGTGTTACTGTCTACATTATTTAATGCCTTGTTGGTGGGTCGTAGAGGATTTGAACCCCTGACTCCTTGGTTCGAAGCCAAGTACTCTGTCCACTGAGTTAACGACCCGTTGTTTATTATATGTTAAAAATGTTTAATTGTCAAATAGTGAATTTGTACCAGTGTATTTAATGTACATCATCTTTGGATACGATAAATATTTTTATGAACATTACTGATATAAATGAAACATGGGGTGCAAAGATTGAATTTGAAGACCCAATGGATTTCTTCAAACAGGATAAGTCACATATGCGTGAGTTATTGTATGAAAAAAAATTATTAGTTTTTAAAAAAATGACCTTTACTGAATTAGACTATGCAAAATTTGCGTATTATTTTGGTAAACCTTGGGAACAAAAAAACTATGCTTATAGTCATGAACGCAGTGATATATTAACTGAAAACAATAAAAAATTTGTAATAACCTCATTTAGCAATATCATAATTAGCACTAAAAAGATTCCATCTGACATAATGCCATGGCATGCTGATATTCCTAATGCTGATATAGACCATTGCTTCCCACATAGAGCATTATGGATTGTTAAAAACCCTAATGCATCTAACTCAGGACATACATTTTGGCTCAATATTGAGGACGGAATTGATTACCTTAGTGATGAACTAAAAGATTTATCACATCGTATCACTGTGTTACAACAAAGTTGGTATTCACCTGGTACTGATGAAAAATTATTTGATTTTATTAAAGTACATCCAGTTACTAGGAAAAAATCTTTAAGACTCAATTATTATGTAAGACCAGGACACTCTGGTGCTTGGATTAAAAAAGTATATATCGATGGAGTTGAACAAGCTGATTGCAGTTTAATACAAACATACATCGATTACTTGTTACAATTCCCTGAACTGTATATAGAACATGTTTGGGAGACATATGATATAGCAATTTATGATAACTATTCATTCATTCACGGACGCACTGCATTACAATTCAATGAAGAAGAAGGCAATGAACGAAAATTTCATAGAATTAATATAGATCATATGTCTGATGAAAATTTCATTAATCAAAATATCTGATTTTGACCTTCAATTTCAACATCAACTATTAAGTGAATTCTATACTCAGTACCATTATTTTCTAACATATGCGGCTTTCTGTTGTTCAGTCTGCTTAACATTTTGTAGGGCATATGTTCATACACATGATCTCCACCACTAAACAATACCTGTTCATTGGTTTTTAAAGGTACATGAAATCTTGAATATACTTCAAAGTATTCAAAAGGATCAATGTGTAAACCTATAGTACTCTTTTCCTCTAACCTCACTATCATAATCCTACCCATTCGCTTGCCGTTTACTTTTTCAAATATCCATTTAGCTAAATTATACGATGATGGGAACGCAGATACTTGCTTATCTACGCAATCTATTATTTTACAATAATCTTTTAGTTCTTTAGGTGGGTTATTAATATCTATTTTATGACTACGAAGGTGTATTGATGTACTAGTATTAAATACTTTACTATTTCTCGACAGATCATTTATACTTGACCAATCTATCGTTGATATTTCATTTAGTGCCGGCATGAAAATTTCGTCTGGCACCTCTCCTAGAATTTGTACTAACATGCGAATATTTATGCGAGTTATTTTTAGCTTGTTCTTTTATAGATTAAATACTGAATGACTCCGTTAGACATATTATATACCCCATTAGATGTTCCACCCGTTCCAAAATGCATTATACTGGACATCTGAAAAAATTAGACTATTTAAATAATCTGGTGGATGATGCAAGGATCGAACTTGCGACCTACTCCATGTCACGGAGTTATTCTACCGCTGAAATAATCATCCGAATTATTTGGTGCCGCTGCTTGGATTCGAACCAAGATAACTTCCTTAGAATGGAGTTTGATGTTGCTGACTGTATCCTTTACAGGATAACCTTTTATAAGCGTCCTACCATTAGACGACAGCGGCATATATAACAGGATAGCAAGTTTACGGATTCGAACCGTTAAGTTTCTTTTTCAGAGAAATTGTGAACCAATCACATTATTGTTTGCTGTGGCTATCCTAAAACTGGCAGAGGGTATAGGAATCGAACCTATGACAGCGGAATCAAAATCCGCGGTTATACCATTTAACTAACCCCCAACAAATTTGGCTGCGTGTTTTTGTCATTCTCATTGAGGCTTGAACGCAAGTTCCTCAAATCAGTTGCAACACAACTTGGTGCCTTCGACAAGAATCGAACTTGTGATAACCGCTTATCAAGCGGACGTTATACCGTTTAACTACAAAGGCTTTTTATGAATTCATGTGTCAATTCATGTTCCAATAAAACAATGACTCTGACTGTGTTTTGTTCTTTTACTTTTTCTATCTTGGTCGTATCAAGTTTTGCTTTGTACGAATTTTTTGGATCTAGATACAAGTCGTATTCCGGAAGATAAAAATCTGCGAAATAATTCCTACCATCATACTTTAATGCTGGCGGTCTAATCCACTGTATTCCTAACTCATTCAGTAATACACTACATTTTAATTCAAATGTACTTTGTAGACAAACTTCCTTACCAAACGAATCTAATACATGAAACTTCTTGCTTCTTCCTGCATTTGGCTGATATCCACCCAGACCTTTATCTTTAGCAATCACTGATAGATGAGCCTTTTGTTCATCAGTGAGATACCTCGGGTTGGAGGTCGCAGTCTTTGATATTGATTTAGCCATAACACTAACTCTAGTATCAGCTTCGGCAGTTAAACCTTTATTCCAAGCTGTTCTTCCGAAGTTGCCAGGAAATTGCACTTGTGTCTTTATCCCGGGACATTTTTCTCCATGACTTCTGGATAGTTGACTTGTTGTTGTTTCTTGTTTACACTTGATACAAGAGCACATTATTTGATATTTGGAAGACATACAATACCTCTTTGTATTATTTATCTTACAGATCAAGAAAGTGCTTATTTTCTGAGTTATTTATTTGGTGGATGTAAGTAGATTCGAACTACTGACCTGCTCCGTATGAAGGAGATGCACTACCGCTGTGCTATACATCCATATGCTTGGGGTGTCACACGGGGAACGATCCCGTACTACCAGTTTCACAGACTAGGGTGCGAACCTCTACACTAGTGACACCATAAAATTGTTTGGAGGAAAGCAGAGGAGTCGAACCCCATCCCATTCTTCATGAGAACCTAGTTTTCAAGACTAGTCGCCGGACCATCCCGACTGCATTACTTTCCATTTGTTTGGTGCAACCTCCAGGGATCGAACCTGGTTCACCGGTGCTTCAAACCGGCGCTATGACCACATCAGCTAAAGTTGCATTATAAGGCGGGAGCCTAACTATCTTGTTGTTAGCAAGCCTCACTAGATTGTCTCGAATAAGAGAGTTTATACTACCTTGTAATCGTGTGCGGTGTCACACAGCCGACCAAAACTGTGCTAGATTACTGGGGACTCAATCTTACCGTCTATCCCAAAACTGGTTCCTCCACCAGGTTACGATCCTGGGTCTTTCGATTATCGGTCAAATGCTCTACCATTGAGCTATAGAGGAATATAAAACAGGATGCATTTTTACGGTTTTGATTAAAAGTCAAATGTATAAAAATTTGCTGTTAGCATCCTAAAGCTGGTACCCCCGGTCAGATTTGAACTGACATATCATACTCCTCTGTTTGAGAGAGGCGACTTTACCAATTTGTCCACAGGGGCAATTATATTTTTGTATCTACATGACGACCTTTAGTATTAGTGGGTTCTACTTTCCCAGTCTCATCATAAAGGTATTGTACGACCTCTGTAACTTTTTTGTGAGAAACAGGATCTTCAAGTGTTGTATACACAGTGGTGCGATGCTTGTGATTAACCGCATCTATTGTATTGTGTATTGATTGAACTATCATGTAGTATTTATGATACCATATAGAAACACACTCAATATTCTTATACGCCCGTGCCTTGCAAGCCGTTAAAATATAAGCGAATGTGTTTTTATATGGTTTGTAATGTTGACTACCTTAGTGGCCCACAGTCACGTTTGTCCACTCGCTTCTAGGTCGCATTTCTGCCATTACATACCATATAGAAACACACTCCCGGAGACGCATTACCTCCCCGTACCGAAGTATTATGAATTCGAATGTGTTTTTATATGGTAGGGGTTTTATGAGTTGATGCATAAATAAGTGTATGCCTAATTATACAACATTTACATGTTCTTGCATAGTCTGCAAACAACCAAAAACCTCAAAAGGTATTCATTCTCATTATCTCATTTCTCATACAGAAGAAGGACGAGTAAGAAATCGTAAAAATCGTCTTGCTGGTGGATTATTAGGTTCTGAAATTGCTAAACAAAATGCACAGCAAATTCAAAATCAATATTTAGAAAATCCTAACAAATGCAAACAGTGCGATGTCTCTCTTACATACGATCAGCGTCATAATAAATTCTGTTCAACATCCTGTTCGGCAAGTTTTTACAACAAGGATCGAAAAGGTGTTGCTCTAGATGCTACTGTGAAACAAAAGATTTCAGATAGTGTTAAAAAGTTTAATCTAGAAAATCCTTACACCAAATCAAAACAGATGTTTAGCAGACTATCGTATTGTTGTATATGCAACTCTGTCATACAAAACAAAATTGTTAAAACTTGTTCTTCTAAATGCAAGTCAGTGCTGTTATCAAACAACATGTCCGATAGAATCAAACAAAACAGAAGAAGTAATTATCGCAGAGATAAAAGATCTTATCTCGAAGAATCATTTGAAACTTGGTTGTTGGATAATAACATTTCTCTAAAATATGAAACTGAATACACTATTAAAAATCATATTACACAGAAATGGTATTTCGTGGATTTCTACTTTCCCGAAATAAATCTTATAGTTGAACTTGACGGGAAACAGCACGAAAAACCTAAACACAAAGAAGCAGACAAACTTCGTGATGAATACATCGCTACTAATCTAAACTTAAATGTTTTTAGAATTTCTTATGATGAATATCAAGCTGGTTCTAAAATAAACGAATTACTAAAATTATTGGTGAGGCAGGTGGGGTTCGAACCCACAAGGAGATTTCTCTCGCCAGATTAAAAGTCTGGTACCGCAGCCACTTCGGTGTCTGCCCCATAATATGGTCCCACACCACGGTAACGATCCGTGTTTTACCGGTTAAGAGCCGGTTACATCACCTTAATGTTTGTGAGGGATAAGCAGTATTAGAATTTTCTTTTACGTGCCATCCCTAGACCAATACGGGATCTAGAGCGACACTATCGTTTACCTGTCGGTTTCATGTCGTTTCCTTTTCGTTAAGTTTGTAGTGTAACACCACTACGATTTATTGTCAAATCTTTTTAGGTTCTACTGTTTTGCGTAGCGAGTCCTTCTTAACAAGACACTCACGCTTATTTTCAAACCTAAACACTCTAAGATACTCTACTCCATCGATCATCTGAATATCTTTCAAATCTTTGCAGAAGAATTTCTCTTTGTTTCTCATGTTTTCAAAATATGTAATTTTCATAATATTCTCCTTTATGTTTGGTGTTCATTATCTTAGTAATAGTTTCTTTCAATAGATGAACTTCTCCATATATCAGATTAACGAGCAGCGTCACTTTGTCAAGTTTTTCTTGTTGATCCTTAATACAGAACTTATTTTTTGGATCAACATATAAGTCTACCTCAGGTAGATAAAAGTCAGGAAAATATTTTCTTGACTTACCAGTACTATCTTCCCACTTGATAGATTTCTTAGGTCTTATATATTGAATATTGTTGTGGTCAAACCACTGAGCAAGATTGGCTTCCCAAGAGGAATCATACATTTCATTATTGTATACAGTTTTGTTTCCGGCTCTATTTTTTCTTTTTATAAAGAGAAAACATTCTTCTGAACATGTAGTATATTGCGGTTTATCCCTTGATGCTAAGTAATCTACACCACACGCTGTGCATTTTCTAGGTGTCAACTTACAATAAGGACCTTGATATTTACTACCTCGTTTAACTGCCTCACCGACTAATGCTTTATCCATTTTTGCGGCGGTCGCTTTTACGGAAGCACCCCTTTTCAGATTGGTTTCCTTTGTAAAAACTCTAGCATTAGCACACTTCCTAGAACAAAATATTCCAGGTTTTTCATGCAGTGTTTGACATTTTGGGCATATTTTCATAATTGAACCTCTACATTAGTATTTAGCATAATAATGTAGAAATCAATTATTTGGTACCGCGTGCCTGAGTTGAACAGACGTTCCAAGTTTCGTAGACTTGTGTATTTTCCACTATACTAACGCGGTATTAAATTTTGGTACTCAGTACGGGAATCGAACCCGTCTTTACAACTTGAAAGGCTGTCGTCCTTACCGATAGACGAACTGAGTATAAATTTGGTGCTCCATGACAGACTTGAACTGCCTTCTACGGACTACAAAACCGTTATTCTACCACGTGAACTAATAGAGCATATAAAACAGGATCACTTTTATTGGCGGATGCTCTACCACTGAGCTACAATTAAGGTGGGATTCGAACCCACGACAGTCTGCTTGGATTAAAGTTTGCTGAACTGATCCTAAAACTGGTGGAAGCCGAGGGAGTTGAACCCTTCTAGTCAGCAATCTTGCAAGGATCACCCGTAGCCCGCTACTGCCCCCATTAAATTATTTGGTGGAACCCTAAGGAATCGAACCTCTTGCCAACCACCCACCTTATCATGGCTACGATTTTACAGACCGCAAGCGGGGAAGGGCTCCATTAAATTGTTGGTACACCGTATGGGTTTTGATCCCATCTCAATAGTTTGAAGGACTATCGGCCACTCCAGCTGCCTCACGGTGTGTATATTGGTCTCCGTACTAGGATTCGAACCTAGACCACTCGGCCCCAAACCGAGTACGCTGCCTGATAACGCTTTACAGAGATAAAATTGGTGCGGGGTAAGGGAGTCGAACCCTTGACTAAACGTTGGCAACGTCTGATTTTACCGTTAAACTAACCACGCTAAATATTAAAATGAAAAAACTATTTCTTGCCATTCTTTGTGCGATCTCTACATTAGCAAACGCAGGTGAATGGTCCAGTGACGATGAAAAATTGTATATAGCCAGTCAAATAGCCATCGTAGCTGACTGGAGTACAACAAGATATGCCGCAAGAAATAACTTTTCAACCGGAATATATGAAACTAATTTTATATTAGGTCATCATCCTAGTGTTGGTAAAGTTGACTTATATTGTATTGCTTTACTAGCAACTAATCACTTAATTGCCGATGCTCTACCGGACGAATATCGCACTTATTATTTTACATTTAGACTAGTATCACATGGAGGTGCAAGTATGCACAACATGGAGCTAGGCTGGAAAATGCAATTTTAATTTGGCAGAGGTGACTGGATTCGAACCAGTGATCACGATTTCAAAGACCGTTGCCTTAGGCCAGACTAGGCGACACCCCAACATAAACTGGCACCGTAGACGGGAATCGGACCCGCCGCATCTTGATAGACAGTCAAGTATCACCCCCAGGTGGACTCTACGGTATAAATTGTTTGGCTCCGTATCTGGGTAACGATCCCAGCTAGTCATTGATTAACAGTTAAGTCCGTGCACCATGCTCGAATTCTACGGAATAAAATTACATTCTAAAACACACTAAGTTACTTAGGCCGCAATCGGGGCCATTGTTCGCAAAGTATGTTTTAGAATGCCGTGTATTATTACACGACATGATAGGGTTGATACCCTACCCAGTGATTTTACAATCTGCGTTATCGCCACAGACTTCATCCTACTGTCCGCCCATTCTATACATTTTGCGCTGTATTACGGCTCTCGTTGCCTATTCACGCTGCCTATCATTTTACCTTATATAGTATCTGATAGACTTTTGCTCGTTGTAACTTATTAGCTAACAACTGTGCAAACTGTTCTTTTGACAAAACATGATCAGTAAACCAATCATTCTTTTTTTCAGAAGAACCCGATTCTATTACACTTTTCATTTACTGTCAAATTCCTTTGTTGTATTTTAGAGACACATAAACAAAAACCCCTGAGAACTTTTTAGTTTCCCAGGGGTTTCATAATCTTTTTAGAGTTGATACTTTAGTATCGTTCTCCTTCTATGAAACTCCCTGGTAATCCCTCATCATTATATGATGTGCGAATACTCGGTGCAGACATATTACCCGCAAAGGCTAACACTGGTGTCTGAGAGGCTATCTGCCACTGACCCGTATGTTTTAGCGATTGACAAGTAAAGTTTTTCATAGTAAAGTTATTTAGTCCTGGTTAAAAATTTCTGCAAATAAGCACTGTTTTTTATGCCTTTCCGCAATTCATGTATGTATTGTAGCACTGTCTCCAATTATTGTCAACAATTTTTTCAACAATGTTCCCAAAACACAAAAATTCTTGTTGAGTCAATTTCTCAACCCATGCTGAAGTGTAACATAGTTAGGAATTAATGTCAACACCTTGTTGGTTACCGATCAATTCTAGCACCTTATCGAAGGTTGGTCTGACACCGTTGTAAAAACAAGTGATGCTCACACAGTATCTAGGCACATCACCGGTATAGTCAACCAAGTGAGGAACACTGGCGTTGATCAATGTAGTTTTATTCTGAACAACTGTTCTAGCAACTTCTATGCAACTAGACTTTGCCATTCTGAGGTATTGATTGCCGTGTTCAGTTGCAAACTTAATTGTTTTGATATTGTCTCTCTTTGGTTGCATCCAAACCATTTCACCTACGCCTGTTGCCCAGTTAAATTTAGGAACATCGCCTTGTGTACCGTCACCATCAATGTGCAGGTATGTGCCTGTGTGTAGTCCGGGAGGTGTCACAAATAACTCGCATACAGGAATAGTTAAACCTAAGGAGTCGGCCCAAATAGCAATGTTATCAGGTAGAGGTATTTGATAAATTTTTACCTGATCTTCTATCGGAAAGTCTTTATACTGACTAAAATCTACTGATAAGTCATTGATTATTTTATAGTATATCATTGAAATTTAGGTAAAAATCTCGGTAGCTTCAGCCCAAGAAAAAAAGCGACCTCTTCTTTTCAATGGTGTTAAGCTAAAGCAATAGCGTGGCTCATCAATGTTAACAACATCATGTGGGGTGGCAGCATTGACCATAAGTGTGCCTCCGCCTGTGAACGATTCAACTTCTTGCATACCATTATAGCTATCATAATATTCATATGGTAAATTCAAATCAGTTCTCATATGTTCGGTTGGCGTTAATTTTTCAGCAGATTCAAATACTCTCATCGTTCCTCCACCATATATCCAATTTACCTTAGGAAAATCAGTGACATTTCTAAAATCAACATGCAATGGTGAACTTCCACCAGTAGGATATACCAATGAACTAAAATGCCCTAGTAATAGACCTTTTGATTTTAACCAATCATTTACTATGTCATATGTCTCATCGTCTATTTTACAATTTGTAAATGCCTGGCCAGGTTTAGTGGTAAAGTTAAAGTTTGGTGTAACCTTTGGCAAATCTTGTAAAATTTTTATGTATGTCATAGCTCTACTAATGAATATCTTTGTTCAACATAGTTAATAATCTTTGTTGTAGGTTGTGGATATGTTCTTGGATAGTCATAATCAGGGAAAATAGTCTTTACAGTAATTTGATGTTTATTCCAATTTTTTGCAAATGTCCTACAATGCGCTTTCCACAATCTATCTGTATAGCTATTTATATTGAAAGTAGTCATCCCAAACTTATATTTCTTGCGTTGCATCAACATTTGTTCAGGAATACAGAATGAACTAAGCAATCCAACTGATTCATATCCGCTATCAAGGACAACAAAACTCCTAGCACCTAAAATACATGTATCTTCATTATACCCATAAGTCAGACTGAGTGCTATAATTTCATCATCTTTATCAAAGACCATACTTATATAAGCGTCCGGTTCAGCAAGTTTTTTCCAAATACTTGCTGGCGAATCCTTAAATTCTTCTAAGTAGTTTTGATCACGATTTGGATATTTGCTATCTAGTCTAGCAATTGATCTTTTATACTTATCCATATAGAGAGAAAGGAATTCATCTGACGAAACAATAGTGTGATTTAAAGAGGTGAACATATTTTATCTATTAGTTGTTTGTCCGTGTCGCACAAGCGGTCGTAGCTACTAGGAAACTTTTTTTGACATGCAGAATTTATTGTTGGCAAATCTTCATACTTGATGATTGACAAATTTAATTCTTTAGCCTTAACATGTGATGCCTCAACTTCATCTTTAAATTGATTCATGATTATAGGATCAACAATAGAATATTCAAATCTTTCATTATCTGATTCTGTCATATGAGTGATGTCACCTAAGCAATATTTTCTACCGGCAGCATATATGTAAACTCCAGTGTAAACTGCTATAGCATAACTAGAAATCTGTTCTTTTATATTTCTAGTTATATAGTGAACTTCGTCCGACAGACTAATTAATCTATTAATCCATTCAACTGGTAATCTATGAATGTGTTCGTGTATAAGAAAATCCATCTTAGAAGTTTCTAAGAACTTGCAAAATATATCAAATTCTGTTTCAATATCAAATCTTCGTTTACTATATTCTCTATTAACAGTGTCATCATCATTAAACTTTAAATAATAGGAACCATCAACATAGCCATCTACTGATAATGTATATTCTTCGTGTTCTAATACATAACGATCATTAAATAATTTTAACATCCACTCTTGTAAAACAATAACCTCAGCATTATACCCAACGGTCTTTCTGAGTGTTTCAGTGTAATGTGTGCTTCCTGATCTAGGAGTTGATAATACTAGTTTTATCATATCACTCCCATAAAATGTAATCTATGGTAGTTTGAACAATTCATAAAAGTATGTTCTTCCTTTGTGTTTACTAGATAAACACCACCACATGGTAGATGTTCTATTATGCCCTTTTTAAATACAAAATAACAGTTAACATTAGTGATTAACGGTATGTGAATTCTATATTCCATATCTCTATGCATACTATAACATGAGTATGGTGGAACCCACATTAATCTTGTTCTTGTCAATTGATACTTGTTAATCAATTCTTCAAATATGGTATCTTTAAAATAGGGATTGATGTTATTGTATAATTTTTCATTACCACGCGATTTGCCAACTGCACTACTCCAAGGATCTTCGTCATCCTTATACTGCAAGCTTGTTTGTCTTTTTAAATTGTCATTTATTTTTACTTGCTTATCCATGGTTTCATACCATACGATATCTTTTTCCAATTCTTGATATTTAGATAGTATATCGGTTATGTCAATAGTGTCAATTTCTTTTATCATAGCACTATTTAATGCCAATAACCATGTATCTAGTGAATCCCCATGTATCATACTGAAAATCTTTCTTACCAGTATAATTAATTTTAGACAATGGATATGTTGCCATGAACTCACTCAATGATTTTGAATGTACATGATGATCATCATGTGGCATGTTATTACCCTGCAATATAACTCTAGTACCATTTGGGATAAAATTAAACCAATCTAGTGTTTCAAAGTGTTCAGTTGATGTATTGATGATTAGGTCATAATCACCATCGAATGGTGTATTACAATCTTTGGTATATGCTTTAAATTTCCAATTTTGAAACACCCAGTTGTTGTTAATCATATCTGCGATTGATTCACATTCTGGATCAATGTCAAAACTTTTAATGTTGTTGACTTGAAACTTACCTCTAGATAGTAACAAGAATGCGGTAATGCCATACCACCCACCGTAAATATGAGTGATATGGCTTGACCAATTTAGATTTTCTAATTCTTCACATAACCATAATTTACTAGCAATCTGACCATTAGAAAATGCATCATGATTTATCATGCTTTATGCCATTGCTTCGTAATCTTCTTTTCCGCAACCGCATTCAGGGCATTCAAAATTCTCTGGCAATTCGTCCCACTTGCCTTCTGTTTCTTCGTCATGTACATGACCACATACGATACAAATATAATCCATTATCGTGCCTCCACTTGGTTTAGTTCATCCAACTTACTTTGATATGCTTCTGCATGGCGCTTTTCTATTTTAGATAGTGCAGAGAATCGTTTTTCAGCTTTGGTTAATAGTTCTTTGAACTGAGATGCATGTTCTTTGCTTTCTGCAATTTGCATATTAGCTTCGTTAGCAAAAACCAAATTACCTTCAAATTCTGCTGTTTGTTTGAAGTTTGGATACATGGTAGTGAACTCGTATGTTTCACCATCAATTGCCATTTGCAAGCATTCTTGTGTTGTTGGCTTTTTTATCATTAGCTCTAAGTGACCCCAAGAATGTAGTAACTCTTGGTCTGCGGTATGTTCAAAATGTTTTGCAATTTCTTCATACCCTTCTTCTCTAGCAATTTTAGCAAAATAGCGATACTTGGTATGTGCTTGACTCTCACCGGCGAACGCATCTTGCAAGTTTTGCATTGTTTGTGACATAATTTTCTCCTTGTGTGTCTGTGAGTATATACTACTCAATCATATTTATCTATATGTTTTGGTCAATCTTCCTGTGTGCCTAGTCCATTACTGTGTCTATCAGAAAGCTTTTCTGTATCTTGGAATATTCTTTTTTCCTGTGCAGTTAATTTATCTTTATGAGTCTTACGAGGATTACCGCATAGATAACATTCTGGATTACCGCAATCCATAGCATGATGCTTTGCTAGTCTATGTGGTTCTTTTTCATCACGACTTTTGTATCCAGGAATGTTGTGTTGTTTAGCAATCTTTAATTGCTTTTTAATAGCATTTTCATCCTGTTGTAGTCGCTTACTATGTTTAAATTTGTCTTGATCAGTACTCACTTTGATACCTTATTTGTTTTGTTTAGGAATAATGTTCTTTGATGGTGAAGCAGATGTAGGATTTTGTAGTTGTGATGTTCTGGTGTTTTCTGGTCTATTCCAAGTTGTTAATTTTGAACCATTCTTTTCTACAAATTGTTCAAGCAATTTTCTTCCAGTTCCTATATGTTTTAAGTTTGCCATATATTAAAATATCAATCTATAATTTTTATACCGTTCTATACACTCAATTGCATACTCTCCCTCAACCACAGGTACTAGATTTTTAGGTTGAGTAACTTCTTCAGGAATGCATAATACATTTGGTACTGATGAATCGCCAAACGGTTTTATCTCTGTCCTTGGTTTAAATGTATCAGTCAATGGATCAGTTTTACTAATAACCCAATATTGCTTATAACCCTTTTGCTTCATGAAACTAACACATTCAGCCCATACATCTACATCCATTGCTTCATAAAGTATGACGGGTTTAAATTTGTCAATTGTCTTTTCAGCACCACGCAGTACTCTCATCTCATTACCCTCTACATCAATCTTAATCAATGTGCATCCGGATAAACTAAGATTATCTAATACAATAGAAGGAGTTGTTATAGTTGGTAGTTCATCATTGTCTGGAATTTTTACTTCACCGTAATTTTGTATTACAGTTTCATCAAAGTCTGTTAGTGTAATATCATCAGAGGTATCACTTATGGCAGCATTAATTAATGCAATATCATTGTAGTTTTGACAATTATATGATGCTACTGCAAAATGCTTTGGGTGCGGTTCAAAACCCAAACATTTACAATTCGTATTCTTGTGTACACCTAATATATGATAACCAATATTTGTACCAACATCAATATAAAGAGAATCTTTGTCTAAAAAATTAGACATGATTTCTACTTCAGCATGGCAATATTCACCATATAAGCGTAATGCATAACTAATTACAACATCGTTTTTGTATACTGCTAATGTACCTACTCTAGTTTCCGTGCCAACTAAATTTGGTTTTAATTTTTCAAATAAATTAGATAATTGTACTGTTTTGTCTTCGGTGATAGTTGGTTCACTCATTATATTAGGTCCTCTGAATTACTTATCACTATCCATCCTAATCTTAACAAATCTTGTTTTATTTCTTCAGTTACATGACTCTCACCTACATATGATTTTATTTTCAAATAATGTTCCTGATCTTCTTTGGTCAGTTGATGGAATTGTTCGTCTTCCATGTCTTCACTATTCTTGATACCACTGCAATACCAATCTATGTAGTCACCTTGTTCACGCATATCAGCGATGATACCACCGGCATGACGCCAACTACAGCTCCAACGTTTCTCAGTTAATAGTGGCCAAACATCATTCTTAGTAAAGTCATTATTGCACAATGCCGCATACAAGTGCTGTGCATAAGTATCATCACCTTTTACTTTATCAAGAATCCACTGAGTGGATCGCAAATCGTACTCCATGTTGTCGGTCTGCCATTCGATTGATGCTTCTAACTCTGCTTTCTGTTGGGCATGACTTTTGTAAAAATCAATCATATCCTCAGCCTCTTCGGCGGTTTTTCTACCCTCTTCAACTGCCTTGAGTTGATTTTCAATACTAAACGATCCTCGTTCTGGACTTTTACTAAGTAACATATTATTTTGACCTTGTATTAGAATAGAAAACATGGTTACCAATTTTAGCTACTTGCTTATATGGCCATAATGGATCAATGTATATTGAGTGGAAGAACAATGCTGTCTTTGGAATAACATTCTTATACATTCCCATAATCATAACTTCATATGCCACAGCTTCAGCTTGCTTATACTTTAAACTGTCTTTATTTGGATCAATTGCATTAGCACATACCCAACTAAACTGACATACTGTATTTTGTTTTACCAGTGTTTTTTGATAGATAACTTTGCACGGGGTTTCAGCAAAACCTTGGTTGACTCTATTCAATACAACTCTTGCAATTGCCGCTTGTCCAGAACGAATTTCTGAACCAGCTTCATAATATATATTCTTTGCCATGCATGCCAATTGTCTTAACTGAGATTTTGTTAAGTTAATGGCGGTAGGTAATACATTAGTATTCATTGGTTGAGTTGGCAAAGGAAAAGCCATGATTGTAAAAAACATCATGGAGAATAGTATTATTTTATTTTTTAACGATAAAATCATAATTTCCTTTCTTCGTAGCAGTATACTACAAAGTTAATTTGTGACCAACAGTTTTGGTCACTGTACCCAACAGTCACAATTACATAGTACTACATTGTCAATAGCTTGTGGTACTGTATATTGTGAAGTTGGTAATGTACTTGATGCAACAACCGGAATTAGTTGTTTTGGTATCAAGTTTTGATAAGGTGATCCCGCTAGACTTCCGGGTACAACTGACATGCCTGTACTCATTGGTTGATTATTTATAATATACTTTTGAGTAGTAGTGTTAACATAACCCAATGCATTATTGGGGTATGCAGGTGCAGAATTTGCTAGTACACCATTACCAATCCATTCAAATTGTTGTTCGGGTGGTATAGTAGCTGATATGTTGTCATCCAATGGTATGCCTGCAATATTCAATCTTGTTTGATTTCTTGAGGATCTCATTAGTCCTATAATACTTTGTCCAGTAACATTGGATACATCACTTATAGCTTCCAATGTTTGTGCTGCCATATTTGGGAATGTGTCGGCTGCAAACTTAGAAGTAATAGTATCTACAAAACTATATATGACATTTGGATATGAATTAATAGTAAGTCTAGGTGAGGGTAATGTGTTATATCCCATAACTCTAGCCTGTTGTTCTATGCCTAATTGTGTTCCTGTGTTAGACCATAGTGTGTTTAAATCTGCCGACTGTGTTGGATACTTTGAAAGTATATTGGCTATCTCACTATTAGCAAAATCAATCTGTGCTTGTATTTGAACATCGCCACCTGTCTGTGTGGCAGTATATAAATTATCATATATAGTAGCTAGTGCAGATGTTTGTAACTGTTGTATGCTAGTTTGTATTTGCATCCAAGGATAAGGTAAACCTGACATACATCCAAAGAAATTACTATAAGTATATGTACCATATGGCCCACTACCTATAGCAATCATAGAAAGACCATTTTGTGCTTGGTCAGTATTGGTAGGCAGATTAGTACCATTGATTAGATTTAAGTTTTGCGTAGTCTCAATTGAATTGACTACTTGTGCAAACTTCTCTATAGGAACATTACTAATATTCTTTATCTGTTGCATAGACATACTAAATGCACCGCTAGCAGTAGCTATGTCTGATGGTAGTATATTATACAAATAGCTACCAAATCCTTTAGGTAAAGCTTGTATAGTTGTAGTTGTACTAGCACTAGTACTTGGTGTACCAGGTGGAATGATAGTTCCAATCTGATCCATTATTGCAGGACTAGTCAGTGCCGCAGTAACAGAATTGTCTGTGTATATCGTGTAATATGTTTTGCTATTAGTTGGCAAATTTAATACAGCGTTATAAACTGGAACAGTGATTGACTGATAACTATTAGGGAACAGTTTCTTTACATTTAATAAATCAGCTAATGTGTTAAGTCCAACAGTATTACAATTTAATGGTATTAATATCTGTGCTAAGTCAACACCAGTGATTATTAAAAATGCAGCATAGATTTTCTGTTGCTGGCTAGTAGTAACACGAACATTGTTTGAAACCTGATCAATATCAACATTAGTCAATCCAGTTGCTAATAATGCTAATGTTAGTGATGGTGTTATAGCATTATACCTTTTTAATGTTGCTAATAGATTAGAGGGAAAACCAAATGTACTAATTGTAGATAGGTCTAATGCTTTGCCTAGATTAATTAAATCTTGACCAAATTCAAATGTTGATAAACTTACACCTGATACATCACTAGATATCAAGTCATCCATGTTACTGTATGTACCTTGCAAGAATGACAATGAATTCTGCATACTCATAATAGCACTATTTGAAGTGTCTATGAATGCTGATGCTGATATAAAGCTACCTAAGAAGTCAGTATATTTACCATCAATACTTAAAGTACTATTGTAATTAAATTCGTCATATGCTTGCCATGGGAATAATCTAACATATCCATAACTTGCAATTTGACCTGTGTAACTAGCTCCGCCCCAACCAGGACTACCTGTATAAGTATAGCTAGGTGGTATCGTATTTCCAAGTGCAGGAATAGTTGTTCTACCTATACTAATCAAATTACTATAAGTTGTACTTGTGATATCACCATTGTTAAATAATACCCATCCTGCACGAATAGCGGAGGTTAATTTATTTAAAACAGTTTCTGATATTAGACTACCATATGTATAATTGTCTATTGCTGTACTTGAGCCAACATAGCCAGCAGTAGTTTGGTTAATAGCTAAACCTTGTGTTGCTAATAATCCACTAAGTGCATTAACACCTAATGGACTTTGTTTTCCAGTATTACTCATGGTACGAACACATCCTCACTACCTTGTACAATAGAATGACCGCAGCTATTACCTGACCCCACTCTAAGAACTTGACTACCTTCAGCAAATACTGTTGGACTTGCATCAGTTGTATGTGCTGCTTGGTGCGGTGGATGACTACTACGGTTCCAGGGTGCATGCGGAGTCATTTGACTATCATGTAAGCCGACTGGGATTCCGTTACAAAAAACCGTTGCGGCACCACGCATAATTGCGCCACCTTCTTGATTTGTATCACCCAATCTGCTTAGTCCTGCCATATTATCCCAAGATTAGTTTTTTATCCGGTACCTTAATACCAGTTGTTGCTTCTAAATACTTCATTCTGATGCTATCATCAGTTTCAGCATAAATGGCAATACTATTAGTATTTAGCTTAAATGTACCCTTCGGATCTGCTGTAAATACGCTAGGAATCATTTGCATGCCTTGCTGAGAAGGAGCAATAGATACAGGTTCTTCAATTTGAATGTAATCGTTTGTTGTTTCAATTACCTTTGTAATTAGTTCTTCACCTGAGTTAAGTTTAAGTGTATATACTGTATTTGGTTCTAATTGCATTATGCGCTTTCTGTTAATTTTTGTTTGAGTTCATTAAACCCACCCACAAGTTCTCCGTCTAAAAAGATTTGTGGAACTGTTCTGGCTGTTGGTACAGCTTCTAATAATTCTTCTTTAGTGTATCCATCACCGATTTTCTTTTCTTCAAATGGAATACCTTTTTGAGTTAGTAGTGCCTTTGCTTGTTCGCAATAAGGACAGTGGTAGCGTGACCAAATAATTGCTTTCATATTTTTCTCCTTCAATAATTGTAACATGAAAATCCATATTTGTTAACATATATGGACTAAATAGTAGTGTAGTTCGCGGAACTGGAATTCCCAACTACTCTAACGCTTTAAAGGAGCAATCAGCATGTCTATTTATTACGTATACGCCTATCTACGAAAAGATGGCACCCCTTATTACATTGGCAAAGGCTCAGGAAGACGAGCATTTCAGCCTCACCGCACAAAAGAAGGTGGAATTCACACCCCGATAGATAAATCTAGAATCATATTTTTAGAACAAAATTTAACTGAAATTGGTGCGTTCGCTTTGGAAAGACGTTACATTGAGTGGTATGGTCGAAAAGACCTGAACACTGGAATACTACACAACCGAACAGACGGTGGTGAGGGCGGTAGTGGGGCAGTCAGATCAATTGAGTTCCGCCAAAATGCCAGTAAATCTTTAAAGGGTAAGAAGAAAACTCCCGAACACATATCTAATGTAGTGGCTGCAAGATTAGCTAGTCCTAAGGCAAGAGGATATACTGCGTGGAATAAAGGTTTGCCCAACAAGATGAAGGGCAAACAACTGGGTCCTAAATACAAAGTAATATGTCCGCATTGCGGGTTAGAAGGTGGTTTCAATGCAATGAAAAGATATCACTTTGATAACTGCCGTCATATATTAGGCAATTCATTATAATCTAATGAGTCAGACATAACTCCTATCACGTAATTGGTACTCTCCGTTTCCTGAAGAGCAGATTGTTTCTTGCTAGTATCACTATGCTTGTTGAACCAAGGTATAGGTGTACTCTTTGGCGCAGTTGCTTGATACTTAATACCAATGTCTGCTAATGCGCCTTTTGCCGTATAGTCAACAAAGTCTTTCAGAACAGTTGCGTTCAATCCAATAACAGGACCCATCTTGAATAGATAGTCTGCCCATGCTTTTTCTTCACGGATAACATCCATGTAAAGTTGATAGACTTCCTGCTCACACTCATTTTTGATTGCTGCAAATCTTGGATCTTCTTTTACAACTTGATTGATAAGATAGGCTGTCCAACCCTTATGCAATAGTTCGTCTTGTAAAATTAAACTGATAATGTTACCATTACCAATAAAGATTTTGTTCTCAACCATTGCTAGGCTTGTAGCAAAACTTACCATGAATCTAAATGCTTCTAATGCATAACTTGCATGTAGCGCCATGTAGATTGCTTTGATGTGATCTTTTTCATCTACTGCATAACCATTGTCATTCAATTCTTTGCGGCAGTTTAGTCTATGTAAATAATCATAATATTTACCTACACTACTTGCCATATTAACAATCTCTTGTGTGTCGTGGATAGTATTGAATACATCTTTAGGCACATTGTAGATGTTGCGAATGATGTGACTGTAACTACGACTGTGAATGTTAGTTTCAAAGAATGTCCAGTTATAAACAAGTGCTTCTAGTTCAGGCAAACTAATAACAGGTGCAAACACTTGACTTGGACCACGACCTTGCAAACTGTCTAATGCAGTTTGACGCAATAGGTTGCTAGTGAAGATATGTTTAACTGCATCACTTGCTTCTTTGAAATCATTAGCATCTTTAGTAAGACTTACTTCTTCCGGTACCCAGAAGAAACCACGTGCTGTAGTTTCAAAGTTTGCAATCTTTTGATATTTGACTTCTTCAAACCGTTGAATGGTTACTGGACCTGCTGGGTCTAGAAACATCTTGCGATTAAGATAGTCGGTAGGTGTGTTTAGGTTATATTGTTGTTGGCTCATTGTTTATTTCTCATATAAATTTGATATATCTTCATGTGTTAACAAATGTTCGTTCCACACATTTCTATTTTGTACTACTGACTCTTTCAATAGTCTCCATGTCTTTTCTTGCTCAGTTTCTGTCCATTCAAAATGCAAACTGTTTAATGGCGGCCTGCCAGTTGACTCATCATATAAACTGCGATGCTGTATATATGATCTTAACCATATACGCTTTCCACTAGTTACTCTAATGGGCCACCATGCAAACTTAATATTTTCCACTGGCCAGTACTATCTTGCAAATATGCTCTAAGCGTTCAATGTGTTCGTAGGCACGCCATGGACTTGTATCAATAGCAACTACCCCATGCCCTTTGATACCCACAATATCATAAGCAATATTACCTCGAGCATCCAACTGCAAATTTTTATGACACTCATCGGCTAACTCTTGGCTAATAGGAGCAACATCGCCCACATTGGGTGCCACTTTAGTATAACGATTGAGTTCTGGAAAAGCATCGCTAATAGTACTAAGATCAATACCGGCATGCATGGCCGCAATACAATAAGTGGGATGCACATGAACAACCACACGAACTTCATCTTCGTGTTGTCCCATTTCTTTCTGTAGACCAAAGTGCAGAGGAATTTCTCCGCTGGGTTTTAAATTTCTACTGATATCGGTATACTCTAATTCTTTCCATGCGTATCCGTATACACCTGTACTATACCCACTATTGATCCATTTATCAATTTTTATCTTTTTAAATTGATCAGGTTGCATTGTTTGTTTACGCACACCGCTGGGTGTAATGTAAAAGTGATCACGGTCGTGATGACGAATACTTACATTGCCATCACGACTGGTAATCCAATTACGCTTGTATGCATCAACTAATATATCGCAAATAGTTTCTAGCATTTACTTCCCTATAATCCATGTTTTATTTTTTTTACTGTAACGGAACCAAAATACTTTTGATTCCAAATTCTTACCGTAATGTAATAGAAATCCAAAACTACTTTTATCTGTTAGTGGATAAAAGTTGAATCCGTTACGTACTTTCTCACCTTCTCGTCTGATGTATATCATAATTTCATCCATTCTTGGTCTTGTGTTGGAACCCAACCACTTCTAAAATACTTTACCATATTCATATATGGACCCACTTCTTTGCCATTTGTTTTCCAATCATATTTCTTATTCATTGTCAATCCATATAACTTACAGTATGATGGCTTTTCATTTGCTAACCATATTTCATAAATCTCATCGGCTCTTTTCCATAGTGCTAATGTAACATCAGTTGTTCTTGGATGTTTCCACGGTTTAACGCCAGCACACGGATTATTGCTTTTCATTCTCTCAGACATTGATTTTATTGTTTTATCTGAGAAATTTACTTTATTCTTATAACCTGTTTTTCCTTTATTCCACGTACCGTTTAGAGTTGACGGATTATTTGGACCACTCATATACTCGCTAAATCTTCTCTTTAACCATCCATACATTTTGTTGCCTTGGCGTTTAGGACCTACTCCGCTTGCGGTCATAAACATTGCAGCCCTTACTAATCCTATTTCATCTGGATATATTTTTACTAATAATTGATGACACACATAATGTTCTTCTGCTGTTAAATTGACTAAGTTAGATGAATCGTCAGTTCCACCCATACATCGCGGAATAATATGATGGCTTTCGGTGTATCCTTCAAATATTCTGTTTTTTCCTCGTTTAACGATACTGTCGTATATTTTTCGATAATCCATATAAGTCTCCTGCAAGTTTATTTATCACAACTTACAGAAAACTTATAATTTACAAGACTAGAGCTTGCAGGCAATACAATCCTCTTCGTCGTCAAAGTCAATTGGCTCCAACATTGTAGGAGCGTCTTCTGCCACTTGTTTGCTACCAGCTTTATTTATGAGTGAGTAATATAGTGTCTTTCCTCCCCAATAGTAGAAGTTCATCAAGTTCTTAGCAATCAATGTTGTAGGAACTTTTCTGTCAGGGAAGTGTGCAGGATTGTAGAATGTGTTAGTGCTGATACTTTGATCCACATATGCTTGAATGACAGCACTGGTCTTTAAGTATGCTTCACAATCAGTTTGATCCCACATTAGTTGATACTTGTTCTTTAGTTTGTGATACTCAGGAACAACTTGAACAAAACTACCTGCTTTACTTTCCTTGACACTAATTAAACTCATTGGCATTTCAATACCATTTGTAGAATTAATTACTACACTACTAGATTCTACAGGAGCTACAGCCATTTGTGTAGCGTTACGGACACCATAACTACGCATCAATGCTCGTAGACCTTCCCAGTTTAATTCTGGAGTGAAGTCTGCTAATTCATTGACACCATTTGCTCTGCGTTCCCAAGGGAAGATAGCTTGACCATAATATGTCTTATCACTGTGTTCGCAACGACCACGCTCTTGTGCCAATTCAACACTAGATTCAGTCAAATAGTATGCTTGATGTTCCATCCAGGCTTTGACATCTTGTAATGCATCTGGTGTGCCATATTTGTAACCACGCTTTGCATGCCAGTATGCTAAGTTAGTGATACCGATACCAATTGGACGAATCTCGTCATTACTTAATTTAGATTGAATGGATAAGAAGTCTTGGTAATCGAGTATATTGTTAAGACTGCGATGTAAAATGCGGCAGGCGCGGCGCATATCTTCTGGGTGCCTAAAACTCCCCCAATTGATCGAACCAAGAGTACAAAGAGAGATGCGTCCATCAGCATCATCAAGGCGCTTAAAAGATTTTGTGGGAAGAAGGATTTCGCAATTATGGACTAGTATATTGTCTGCAAAAAAACATTCAGTTTCTGGGACTGATAAATCGTATACATCTGTGGGTTTTACTTTAATTTTTTTAATTTTAATCATACTTTTATTCTTCCTAACACATATTCTGTATTGTGTTTACAAAATTCTTCTTCATTGATAACTCTTACATTTTGTACACCGTTGTTGTACCAACGATGTTTTGCTGAATGTTCTGCTGCAATTTTTCGCTGTTCGGGACTTCTATGATATGGATCATATTTTACAGTTAGATTCAAGTTTTCATTTGTTTCATTTATTAAGTTTTCTAGCGATCCAAATTTATTACCTATCCACGCTAATGATATTTTATTGAATTCTACAAATTCTTTTTTCATTGCGTCCTGCAATAAATGCAATTTTAGATAACCTTCTTGACAAGATTCAGAAACACATTTCCACATTCTTTCCCTTCGGTCTTGTGTCAGCTCCTTAAAGTTTGTATTTTTGGAACCTGACATATCTCTGGCAGATTTTCCCGGTAACCCTTTACTGTGGTGTATCCATTCTCCTGATATCACCTTAGGATGATCTACTGGAACAGAGCCTTGCTTTTCTCTAGAAACAGCATCAACCACTGGCATCATTCCAGTTCTTGCTTTACTAATACATTGGTTGCCTAGCAGTCTAAGATGTTCCATTTCTTTGAGAAACTTTTCATCAACTTCTGATAGATTGATCTGTCGTTTATGATTGCCGGTCGCTTTTACAAAAAAGAATTGCAGGGCAGACCCCGCAGAATATTCATACCGAGTTCCTTTATAAATCTCATACAAGTAGTAATGAGCCATTAAATGCTCGGAAAAAGTCAATAAAATTAAATTTTCTGCACTATCTGGATTACCATCTAGATGTCCTTTTGGTCCGGTTCTCTTTCTGTTCTTGTATAAGAAATCAGGAACGATATGGTGTCGTTCATAGTAGGTTCCTTGATTTTTCATTCTATTTTCTTTTCTTGCATTATCAATTATATTCTTATAAAGTTCTTTATACATATGAATTTCTCCATAAGTATTTATTCTTGGTAATCAAATTTCAACACATAACTCGTCAGATTCTACTAATTCGTCGGCCCTTACATAACCTCTGTTCTTAGTAAAAACACGATGATCTCCTGTACATTTCAGAACATTACCGTTTTCATCTTCAATCTCATATAGTTCAGTAACCGTTTTAGTTTTAATTGCAGCCGAAATATTCTCCCAAGAAACTTCACCATTCTTGAAACTTTTAATCTTAGCGTTACCAAGTCCACCGAGTTCAAATCTTTCCACAGCACTGGCAACAGACAGTTGTTCTATGTTTCCATTTTCGTGTAGGAAAGTCACCTGAGTATCTCCTGTAACACAGCAAAGATTACTCTGGTAAATTGTATGATACTCAGCGTCAAATGGACCTTGATTCATTACATTGTCTATGAATACCAAATAGATACGACCTGTATCTGTTCGTTCTTTTAATATGCCACCTTTGAACACATCTTCTGCGTTCATTGTCTTTTTGCGTAGATCCTTGCGTTTCTCATATTTGACATACAATTCTTCAAATAGTTGAGTATTTGAGTAGAACGCTTCATACAAATCAGGCACTTCATTTGGATCAAAGAATGTAATATTTTCTTTGTTCTTAAATCGTCTCCAAAAGAATGCACTCAACACAACACCATAGTCCATAAAACGAACACGAGTTTCATCTGTACCTTGATTGTTCTTTAATACGATTAAGTCATCAAACTGATGATGCCATATTGGATAAAAGACAGTGGCGGAAGCATTGCGTATTCCACCCTGACTGCAACTACGTAGGTCGCCAAACCATTTCTTTAAAAACGGAATCATACCTGTATGCATGATTTCACCACCACGAATAGGACTACCTAATGATCGTAGACGACCAATCTCTAGTCCAATGCCAGCTCGTTTGCTAGCATACTTTGCCATCATTTCTCCAGAAGCAAATATACTGTCCAGATCATCATCACTGCGGATAAGAACGCAACTACTAAATTGTTTTGTTGGAGTCCCAAGCCCAGCAAGGACAGGTGTAGCGAGAGTAAAAAGGCCGTCACTAGCTGCATTATAGTATTCTTTGATGTAGCGCATTCTTGCGCTGTTTGGTTCTTCACTGTGAAAAATCGTTGCAGAAGCAACCATGTAGCGGATTTGCGGTGTTTCATATGTTTGTTTAGTACTACGGTTCTTAACCAAGTACTTCTCTATAAGTTGTTCAATGGCGGCATAACTGTATTGTTCATCCTTAGAGTGATCGATGAATGTATCCATTTTATTCCAGTCATCTTCACTATACCATTCTAATAGTTCACTGGTGTATAAACCTGTAGCTACATTCTTTTTAACGATTTCATAAAGACTGGGAGGTTCATATTGCCCATAAACATCTTTACGCAACATGCTTACACGCTGTTTACCTGCTACATATTGGTAGTTAGTGTGGCCAACATCTGGGTTTGATTCTACATCAATAAGATCAACAATAGCCCGTAATGTAATACTATCAATTTCCTGTGTAGTAATTCCGTCATAAAAGTGTGGGTTGCTACGAATTTCAATCATGCTCGGGCTTACATCTGCAATCCCTGCACAAATCTTTGCTACTTGTGCTTGCCACTTTTCTAAATTGAGTGGCTCTTTCTTACCTGATCTCTTGGTAACATTAATAATCATTCTTCACCTATTATAGTTTTTGTTTTATCATGTCCAAATCTATCTTTTGGACTATCTTAAATTGCTGTTGAGTTATATTTAGAACCGAATTGGGCCAGTAATTCAATACATATTTTGCGTTGTCAACCAGGACTATTACAACTTCTTCACTATTATCGTCAGTTGCGACACAAAAGTCAATGCATGTTACTCCCATTAATAGTAGTGTATATACCATACCTAAGCCACGGGCAAAGTAGCAATATTCATTATCATTGAGTAAATCCCATGGTCCTGGCCATGTTGATACTTCATATGGGTGAAGGTAATGATTGACTAACGGCGCATGTTGCCACCATTTGTCTATTTCTACACATACGGTTTCAACATCCGCGTTTTTTAGAGAGTTTCTTAGATCATACCAGTTCTGTAGTCTGGTTTCATAATTTAATTGGAATACATTCATCATATATACTTATCATTTATAAAAAATGATAAAAAATATGATTACTTAACTAGGTAGTTGTTGAGAAACCCAGCTTACTGTAGCTTCATCCCATGTATAGTATGTACCTTCAATTGGGTCTGGCATTGGAATAGGTGCTTCCCATAAACATGTATCTTCGTTTAGTATCCAACTAGGGAAAGGCTGTGGTGCATAAAATGCATCTCTTACACTATCGTATGTATAACCAATACCTGCATAGTTTTTGCGTAGTGGTCTACCTTCTGGGTGTTGTCCACCGTGTGTGTTATAACTGGTCTGTACCCACTGTGATGGATCACCCCATAGTCCTGTATTAAGAACATTTTGTTCAATAACGATTACCTGAGTAACGATACCGTTTTCTACTTTTGCGAAATGACTCATTTTTGTTTTCCTTTGAAAAATTAATTGATATTTATATTTATATGCTTAGATACAAATTAAAAAGTTATATCCATATTAGAATGTAATTGTCCCTGAACTGGTCCATGCATATATGTAATATCCATTAAGTATGGTATAACTTGGACTACCTGTTATTGATGACGGTAAAGGATAAGTAGTTGGATAACGAATGATTACAATACCGCTACCACCACTACCAGTAGTGTTAGAACCACTACCTCCACCACCTCCACCGCCTCCACCACCACCGGTGTTAGCTGTACCAGCAGTACCTGCAGCATTGGTTGAAGCAGTTCCAGCGCCACCTCCACCTAATCCACCTATACCCGGAGTAGTTGAAGAATATGCACCACCTCCACCACCGCCTGCGTATGCTATACTATAAAATGGATTGTATGGTAATGAAACAGCAGCACCGTTATTGGTTATAGTAAAGTTATTAATTGACGCATCAGTTAAATAACTACTGCCATATACAGTATTCAATAATAATGCTGTATATCCAAATGGCTGTATACTATTAGTTATGGTTACTGATCCGTTATTGGTAATAGAAAATGCATAAGGACCATTATCAACTATAGTAGAACTTTGTGCAGTTAGTAATACTGTTACAGGGAATGGCTGAGTAGTATTGGTTGTAGTTACTGTTCCGTTATTTGTAATAGAAAATGCATAAGAGCTATTATCAACAATCGTAGAACTTTGTGCAGTTAATAAACTAGTTTGTGTTCCTGTTATAGCAGCTATATTAGTTCCAGCACTTTGTGTTGCTGTTAATGGACTTGTTGGTGGTGTGAAGTTACCTGTATATACTGCTGTGCCTTTAACATATCTAAAGTTACTGATATATCCAGAGTATGGTCCTGATGGGGTATATCCGTTTGTAAGGTTGCCAATTGCAGCAAATGTTTGTGTTCCATCAAGTGCCGAAAAACCAGTAGCATTTAATACGCTAGTGGCTACACCATTTATAAAAATAGTTAAGCTATTGCTGTTAATTACTAATGCAACATGCGACCAGGTGTTTAGAGTAAGTGTTTGTGTGGTAGTGAAACTATAGTTAGTTCCACCGGTACTAGCTCTTATTTGGTATTGAATTTGACCAGTTGTACTTAATTGCCAAAGTAGTCCACCCCAGTTAACTGTTGCTGTGTTTGTAACTTGATATACAATTGGCGTACCGCTGAATGAGGTTGGGTACAGCCATGCTTCAAACGTGTATGTTGCCCCGGGGCTAACAATTGCAGCATTTATTGGAAGGGTCAAATATTGACTACTACCATTAAAACTATCACTATATGTTGGTGTACTATTTGGTAGTGCAGCTATATTAGTTCCAGCACCTTGTGCTACTGTTAGTGGACTTGTTGGTGGTGTGAAGTTACCTGTATATACTGCTGTACCGTTTACAATTCTTAAATTAGAAATATATCCAGGAAAATATAAAGTAGGTGTGTACTGAGAACCTATGTGAACAATAGGAGAAGTTACATTATAGTTAGAGTTATCTGTACCGGTTGCTACTTGTACCCCGTTAACAAATAAATAACCAGTAGTACCAGAACGACAATATGCAATATGATACCAAGATCCAGCTGTAATCCTTGATGTAGTTGTATCATAAACACTGATGGATCCAGTATATCCTGCCCAACAAAGTTGACCAGAAGAAGCACTGCCAGTACCCCAACCAAGTGCCCAAGTATTAGTAGTACTGGAATTCCTAGCATCCAATAGAATCGGAGTAGTCGGAGTGGTTGTTGGATAAATCCACATTTCTA